AATTTAACATTGACTGTTGGAACTTATCCAACAGCAATTACCATACCAAACACTAATCAGATAGCATTTTACGCAGGCGTTGTTGGCCCTGGCGGTGGAACTACAACGATTGCTTATGACGCCGAAGCCGAAATTGAGTGCAGTGGGTTTTATTTCATTTAAGGACAAAAAATGTCGCTGACCAAAGCAACATACTCGATGATCAGCTACGCGCCGATCAACGTCATGGACTATGGCGCGGTCGGTGACGGGCTTACTGACGACACTGCGGCCATCAATGCCGCGATTGCTGCGGCCCCCGCTGGCGGCTGGGTAATCCAGCTTGGCCCAGCGCATTTGATCTCATCTACGATTGAGGTCAACAAGCCAGTTCGCATCACAGGCCTGTCTAGAGAAAACACTACGGCGTCTAGGATTTTTAAAAAATCCACGATGACCACTTCTGCGATCAAGATCACAACTTCAAACGTTGCACTTGAAAATTTTGCGTTGACCGGGCAAGCCGGTAACACTGGCGATGGGATTTGGGTTTTTCAGCAATACGCCGTGTTGCAAAATTTAACTGTTAACTCAATCGGCGGTAACGGCATCGTTGTAGGCGACCCTACTGGATCGGTTAATACCAACATTTTTGGCTTTTATAACATAACTGTTATTGGAAGTACTTTTAACGGGTTTTATTTTGATTCGTTTACTACTAATGCTGGCGGCGGCACGTTGGTGAATTGTTTTAGCCACCTTAACTCTGCCGATGGTTTTAGATTTGATCGCTCGCAGTTAAACACCCTAGTGGGTTGCGTCGCCGAACAAAACACGGCTTATGGTCTTAGTTACGGCAACGGCGCCAGAGACATTTGGTGGTTTGCGGGCGACAGTGAAGCCAACGGATTTGGCGACTTCAACAAGGACGCCAACGCATTGCGCTGCAATGCTCTTAGCTCGTCTATCAACGACTGCATTGGCGCTAGGATTTACAACAGCGCAGCGCAAAGCATTCCAAATGCGGTTTCTACGGCGTTGACGTTCAATGCTGAATATTTTGACACTGATGGGATGCGCGACCCGCTGGGAGTGCGCCCCAATGCGCTGACGGCTACCACAAAAGGCAAATACATTGTTACGGCCAATGTTGGACTTAATGCAAACGCTACAGGCACTCGCTCAGTAGGTATAAAATTAAACGGTGCTACGTTTGTTGCACAACAGACTTGGGTTGGCTTTACCGGGGACAGCAATATCGTTAGCGTTACGGCCACAATAAGCATGAACGTAGGCGATTACGTTGAAGTTTTTGTCTATCAAAATTCAGGCGGCGCATTAGACACAACATTGTTTAATCAAGCCACCCCGGTGTTTTCGGCTATTCGCCAAAACTAGTCTTGACAAGCGCCTTCTTAGCGCATAATCTGAGAACTGTACTGGCCCGGTAGACCAGGGATTCACAAGAATCGAAAATGACTGAAGAAGTCCAACAAGCCTTAGCGGAAGTTGAATCCGCGCCAGCACCCGAGGCGACGGCCGCCCCGGAGAATGCACAAAACGCGCCGGAAGTAGCTGAGAATCAACCCGAGCAGACGCCCGAGGAGAAGAAATTCACCCAGGCTGAGATCGACGCGATGATCAGCAAGCGCCTTGCCAGAGAGCAGCGCAAATGGGAACGTGAGCAGCAGGCTAAAGCCACCCATCAGGTGGTGAAAACGGAAGTCCCGCCTATCGACCAGTTTGAGTCCCCTGATGCCTACGCGGAAGCGCTGGCCGTTAGAAAGGCCGAAGAACTGATCGCGCAGCGAGATTTCCAACGGCAGCAGGCTGAGATTAACGACGCTTACCACGACCGTGAGGAAGAGGCCAGGGCCAAGTACGACGACTTTGAACAAGTCGCCTACAACCCGCAGCTTCGAGTCACTGACGTGATGGCCGAGACAATCAAGGCGTCCGACATGGGGCCGGACCTAGCCTACTGGCTGGGAACCAACCCGAAGGAAGCTGATCGCATTTCCCGCTTGGCACCTCTTTTGCAGGCCCGAGAGATTGGGAAGATTGAGGCCAAACTTGGCTCCAATCCTCTTGTGAAACCGACTACGTCTGCGCCTGCGCCTATTTCGCCTGTTACCGCACGCACCAGTGGAAGCCCGTCCTACGACACGACTGATCCTCGCTCGACGAAGACCATGACTGATTCGCAGTGGATTGAAGCTGAACGTGCTCGGCAGATGAAAAAGCTGCAAGCACAAATGAACCGCTAAAACTTTGAAAGGACCGCCGAAATGGCTAATAGCATTCTTACCATTGACATGATCACCCGGAAGGCTCTCGAAATCCTCGAGAACAACCTAGTGCTCACCCGTAACGTGAACCGTCAGTACGACGACAGCTTTGCTGTTGAAGGTGCCAAGATTGGTTCGACCCTGCGTATCCGTCTGCCTGACCGCGCTCTGGTCACCGACGGCGCCGCCCTGCAAGTGCAGGACGACAACGAGCAGTTCACCACTCTGACTGTGTCTTCGCAGAAGCACATCGGCGTGAACTTCACGTCTGCCGAACTGACCATGCAGTTGGACGACTTCGCAGAGCGTGTTTTGAAGCCTCGTATCAGCCAGTTGGCCTCCAGCATCGATGCTGACGTGGCAAACAGCTTCAAGTACATCGGCAACACCGTTGGCACCCCTGGCACCACGCCCGCCACCTCGCTGGTTCTGCTGCAAGCCCAGCAGAAGCTCAACGAGAACGCTGCTGTGATGTCGCCTCGCTACGCCACCGTCAACCCGGCTGCTAACGCTGGTTTGGTTGAAGGCATGAAAGGTCTGTTCAACCCCACCGACACCATCAGCAAGCAGTTCAAGAACGGCATGATGGGCACTGGCGTGCTGGGCTTTGACGAGATCAACATGTCTCAGTCGATCAAGCAGTTCACCACCGGCTCGCGTGACGCTACTGGCGGCTCGACCTCTGCCGCTGTGACCGCTGAAGGCGCTACCTCCATCGTCATCACCGGCGCTGGTGCGAACGACACCATCAAGCTCGGCGACGTGTTCACCGTGGCTGACTGCTACGCTGTGAACCCGCAGACCCGTGAGTCCACTGGTTCGCTGTTCCAGTTCGTTGCTGCTGCTGACGTGACCCTGAACGGCTCTGGCGCCGGCACCGTTACCGTGTCCCCAATGTACTCGGCCAACCACGCGCTGGCTACCGTTGACGTTCTGCCGCAAACCGGCAAGGCCGTCGTGTTCGTGGGTGCTGCTTCCAGCCAGTACGCTCAGAACTTGGTGTACCACAAGGATGCGATCACCTTCGCCACCGCCGACCTGCTCCTGCCGCAAGGTGTGGACATGGCCGCTCGCGCCGTTCACAATGGCATCAGCCTGCGCGTTGTCCGTCAGTACGACATCAACAACGACCGTATGCCCTGCCGTATTGACGTGCTGTACGGCTACAGCGTGATTCGTCCTCAGATGGGCGTTCGCCTCTGGGGCTGATTGAATGGGGGCTTCGGCCCCCTTCTACACATTTATTTTGAAAGGATTTCATCATGGCTCTCCCTAATGGCGCAGGTGGTTATCAAGTCGGCGACGGTAACTTGACCGAGGCACAACTCACCGTACAAACTATTCCCGCAACCTTGACCGGCGACACTACGTTGACCGCTGCTCAAGTGGCTGTTGGTCTGGTTGTGTGCAACAAAGGCAGCGATGCCACGCTGACCGTGACGCTGCCCGCCGCAGCGTTGCTCGACGCGGCTGTCCCCAGCGCAAAGGTTAACTCCGCTTTTGAGCTGACCATTTGCAACAACAACAACACCGGATCATCGTCTACCGTTCCCGTTACCACGGGCACTGGTATCACGATCTTCGGGTCTGTTACCGTTCCACGCTTCGGTGCCCACACGTACCGTTTCGTGCGTACTGGCGAAGCAGCTTACTCGGCGTTCTTGAAGTAAATAATGGGGGCTCCGGCCCCCGTTTTTAAAGGAAACACTATGTCCTCCAATACCAAACCAATTGGTGTGGCTTTTGAAGACCAGAACATCATTGGGTCTGACTCAGTGCTGTCTGGTGGTGAGCTGGGCTACACCGCAGAAGCGAGTGGTACGGTCACGCAATTGACTGACAAATCGACGGGCGTGACCTTGAACAAGTCCGCTGGTCAGATTACGATGAACAACGCCGCTCTGGCTAACGCCACGAACGTCTCGTTCACGCTGACCAACAGCACTATTTCGGCCAAAGACGTTGTGGTGTTGAGCGTGTCTTCCGGTGCCACTGCTGGCGCCTACAACTGCTGGATTTCTGGCAAGGCTACTGGAAGCTGCACGATCACCCTACGCAACCTTTCGGGCGGTTCGCTGTCCGAGGCCGTGGTGATCAACTTTGCGATAATTCACGTACGGTAAAACCGAACGGGGCCGACAATCTCGGCTCCGTTTCTACACATGCCCGTAATCTATCTCACACACCCAGTCCACGGCGCTAAGGTTGCGACGATAGACTTGGAAGCCGATTTGGATGTCCAAAACGGCTGGTCAAGATACAATCCAGAAATTGTGGAAACCGCGCCGGAGCCAGAACTGGTTGTGCGGCGCGGGCGGCGCAAGAAGGACGAAGAGGAATAGCATGACGACCTACACCGCAGGCGAACAGATTAACCGGGCGCTTCGGTTGTTGGGCGTTTTGGCTGAAGGAGAAACTCCGTCTGCGTCGGTGTCGCAAGATGCTTTGATGGCGCTAAATCAGATGGTTGATTCGTGGTCAACCGAGCGACTGGCTGTTTTTGCCACCATCGACCAGATCGTCAACTGGCCGACCGGCTCTATCAACGAGACTCTTGGCCCCAGCGGTTCGCTGGTACGCCTGAACGGCACTGCTGTACGCCCGATTCTGGTGGACGACGCCACCTACTTCAAAGACCCCGGCACTGGCGTGTCGTACGGCATCAAGCTGATCAATCAGCAACAGTACGACGGCATCGCTGTCAAGACTGTGACCTCGACTTTTCCGCAGGTGATGTTTGTAAACAACACCTACCCGAACTTTGACATCTTTATCTACCCGCGCCCGACGCGGCTGCTGGAGTGGCACTTCATCAGCGTCCAAGAGTTGACGCAGCCGGCTAATCTGTCCACCCAGATTCTGTTCCCGCCAGGCTACCTGCGGGCGTTCACCTACAACTTGGCCTGCGAGATCGCGCCAGAGTTTGGCGTCGAACCAAGCCCCCAGGTGCAGCGCATTGCGATGTACAGCAAGCGCAACTTGAAGCGCATCAACAACCCGGACGATGTGATGTCGATGCCGTACTCGCTAATCGCTACGCGGCAGCGGTACAACATCTACGCCGGAAATTTTTGATCATGGAGTTCACTTTTCGCTCTCGTCCCTTCGAAGTGTGCGTGCGTCTTGGCCGCGTATACGACTTGCTGGAGGAGCGGTTCTTGGGTTCCGCTATCAACGTGCGCGTCGGCAAAACTGTTTGGACTACCGGTAAAGGCTTGCAAAGGATAGGTCAAGCATGAAAACGCCGATCCTTGGCTCGACCTATGTGGCTCGCAGCGTCAACGCTGCGGATGCCCGCATGGTCAACCTGTTTCCCGAGATCGTGCCCGAGGCGGGCAAGGAGCCGGCGTTTCTAAACCGCGCCCCCGGCCTGCAACTGCTCAACTCGATTGGCACTGGCCCGATCCGTGGTTTGTGGGCCTTCTCGCCGCAGGACGGCACCGGCTTTGTGGTGTCGGGCACCCAGTTGTACAAGATCAACAACAGCTACACGCCGACGCTGTTGGGCACCGTGGCAGGCGCCGGCCCGGTCAGCATGGCCGATAACGGCACCCAGCTCTTCATCGCGGCCAACGGCCCGAGCTACATCTACAACAACACGACCAACGCCTTTGGACAGATCACCGACCCGGACTTTCCTGGCGCAGTGACCGTAAGTTACTTAGACGGCTACTTTGTCTTCAACGAGCCGAACAGCCAAAGGCTGTGGATTACGGCGCTGCTTGACGGCACGTCGATTGACCCGCTGGAGTTTGCCAGCGCCGAAGGCTCGCCCGACGGATTGGTGGCTGTTATATCCAACTTCCGCGAGGTGTGGGCCTTTGGCACCAACTCAATTGAGGTTTGGTCTGACACGGGCGCAACGGACTTCCCGCTCCAGCGCATCCCTGGTGCGTTCAACGAGTTGGGCTGCGCCGCGCCCTACTCGATTGCCAAGATGGACAACGGCCTGTTCTGGCTTGGGCGCGACCGACGCGGTCAGGGCATCGTCTACCGGGCCAACGGCTACGCCGGCCAGCGCATCAGCACCCACGCCGTCGAGTGGCAGATTCAGCAGTACAGCGACCTGTCGGACGCGGTTGCGTACACCTACCAGCAAGACGGTCACAGCTTCTATGTGCTAATCTTCCCCACGGCCAACACGACCTGGGTGTACGACGTTGCCACCCAAGCCTGGCATGAGCGGGCTGGCTGGAACAACGGCGAGTTCACCCGACACCGCAGCAACTGCCAGATGGCGTTCAACAACAAGGTAGTCGTCGGCGACTACGAGAACGGCAACATCTACGCCTTTGATCTGGAAGACTACTCGGACAACGGCAGCATCCAGAAGTGGCTGCGGTCGTGGCGGGCGCTGCCTACTGGCGCCAACAACCTCAAGCGCACCGCGCAGCACAGCTTGCAACTCGACATCGAGGCCGGCACTGGCTTGAACTTGGGCCAAGGCAGCGACCCCGAGGTCATGCTGCGCTGGTCGGACGATGGTGGTCACACATGGTCCAACGAGCACTGGGCGCAGATCGGCAAGATCGGCGAGTACTATCGCCGGGTGTTCTGGCGGCGCATGGGCATGACCCTGAAGCTGCGCGACCGCGTTTATGAGCTATCGGGCACCGACCCCGTGAAGATCAGCATCATGGGCGCAGAGTTGATTCTGAGTCCAACGAATGCTTAGCCCAACCCCGCCAATCATTACGCCCCCACGGGTGCCGCTGGTTGACCCGCGCACGGGGCTGATCAGCCGGGCTTGGTACTTGTTTTTCCTGTCGCTCAACAACGCGGCCACGGCGATCATTGACGACTCAGGCATTACGTTTAGCGCCGAGTCAACAATTGCGTCTGTTGACGCTGCGCTTCAGGCAGTCAACCAAGAGTTGCAGACGCTGCCGCCCGCACTTGACTTGAGCGATGAGTTGGTCAAGTTGATTGACGCAGCGACGTTGGCAGACTGCTGCTCGGCGTTGGTGTCGCAGGTTGCCGAGTTGCAAAAGCAGATTGACGCGCTGCAAGTTCAGCCCATCGTTGATGCCGGCGCGATCAATGCAGCGATTGCTGCGCTGTCCAGCGCCCCGGCAACGTACACCGCCGACTTCTCGGTGGCCGCTACGAATGTCTGGATTATCAACAACAAGTCCGGGTCATCCTGCACCGTGACGCTGCCAACGGCCAGCATCAGCGCCGGGCGAGTGCTGTACTTTCAGAACTACCAGGCCCAGACGCTGGTGTCAGCGTCGAGCAACGTAGTGCCTTTGGTCGGCGGCTCGGCCACCACGGCGATCTTGGAGGCCGTAGCTGGGGCAAACGCCACCTTGGTTTCCGATGGAACAAGTTGGATAATGACGCAATACTCGTCTAACAACTCTTTGCAATTGGAGTAAACCATGACCGTTTCAGTCAAAGTCCTTGTTCCGGCCAAAACGGTCGAGAACAGCCAAACCACCCAGTACACCGCGACTGGCGTGACGACCATCATCGACAAGTTCACCGCGACGAACTACAGCGCCAGCGCTGCGACGATCAGCGTCAACCTCGTCACGGCGGCAGGGTCGGCCGGCAACCAGAACTTGATCACCAAGACCAAGACGCTTCAAGCGTCCGAGGTGTACACCTTCCCCGAACTGGTGGGCCAGGTGCTTGGCATCGGCGACTTCATCAGTACAATCGCTGGAACTGCCAGCGCCATTAACATGCGCGTCAGCGGGCGCGAAGTGACGTAAGGAGCCTGACATGAGTTTCGGTAGACTACTTGGCGCAGCCGGCGGCTTTTTACTTGGAGGCCCGGCTGGCGCTATGCTGGGTATGGGTGTAGGTGGCGCTGCTGAAGAAGCCCTTGGCGGCGGCGAAACCGGCGCGATCAGGGACGCGGCGTCAGCGCAAGGTGCGGCGTCTGACCGCGCTATCGCGCTGCAGCGCGAGATGTTCAACAAACAGCTTGAGCTACAAGAGCCGTACCGCAAAGCTGGCGAGCAGGCGCTCAACAAGTTGATCCCGCTGGCGACCGAATACACACCGTTCGGCATGCAACAGTTCCAAGCTGACCCTGGGTATGCGTTCAGGCTGTCCGAAGGCCAGAAGGCGCTGGAGCGTTCGGCTGCGGCTCGTGGTGGTTTGATGTCAGGCGCGACCGGCAAAGCATTGACGCGGTTCGGCCAAGATTTTGGCTCGCAAGAGTACACCAATGCTTTCAACCGCTACCAAACCGAGCGGGCTGCGCGGCTTAACCCGCTGCAATCGCTGGCCGGCGTTGGTCAGACTGCGTCCAACACGTTGGGCAGCAACGCCGGCGCGTTCGGCCAAAATTTAGGTGGCATGTATATGGGCCAAGGCAGCAATACGGCCAATGCTTTGTTGGCTGCTCAACAAGCCCGATCATCGTCTTACGGCCAATTAGGTAGCGCCCTCGGCAAGTATCTGGGTGGCGCTGGCAGCTTTGGCGGTGGTGGTCAGATGGACGAGCTGCGCGGCTACGGCGTGTTCTGATAAGGACTAAATTATGGCAGTCAACTTCAACGTCTTACGCCGTGAAGGCCCGATGAACCTTTATGAAGGGTTTGAGCAAGGGCAGCAGGCCGCTGCTCAAAACGCTCTGGCGCAGCAAAAGATGGCGCAAGAGCGCGATTTGATGTCTATGCGCCGCCAAGAGTTTCAGGCAAATCTTGAATCTACTCAAGCGGATCGCAGGCGCAAAGCGGTGGCTGAAAAAACGGCAATGTTCCGCGATAGGGTGCTTAGGGCACCTACGCCGCAGGCCGCGCGTGAACTGGTTCGGCTGCAACATTCTGACCCTGATCTTGGGCCTGTGATACAGCAGTTCGGCTCGCTTGATCAAGACTTGGCCGACATTCCAGACGATCCAACAGGGTTTGAAAGTTGGCGCCAACGCGAGGCGATGGGTGCGGCTGAGTTTATTAAAAGCCAAGCGTCTGAGCGAGGGTTCCAAGCCCTTTTGGCAAGAGCTAGAGGTGGTCAGCCCCCGGCTGCTGCACCTACTCCCGCACCCGTGGGTGAGGTTGTTGCAGAGCCAATAGCCGCGCCTAGAGGCGTCATGCGCGAGATCGCGCCCGGCGGCGCTGTGGGTGCGGAAGCGCCCCTCACTCGGGGTGAGCCTGCGTTTGTTAACACTCTCGCGCCTGCTGCTGCGCCGACTGTAAACGCGATGGTTGGTGGTGGCAGAACGCCCGCGCAAATCCGCGCTGAGATTGATGTTTTGAACACAGATAAATTTTCAAACGACCCTCGCGTTGTGCGGGAGATTCAGACACTGCAAAAAGAATACGCAGCCGCGCTGCGGGTCGATCCGTCTGAGCTTCGCACTATGCAAGCGCTGGGTTATCCGCTTACGCAAGAAGGATATGCGTCCTTTCGCGCAGCGCAAATGCGTGAACAAGCGCCGCCCGCGCTTGTGCCAATTCTGCAAAACGGCAGACCAGTCCTTGTGCCGCGTGAACAAGCCGTTGGACAGACGCCGTTCAGCCCGACGTCTGTGCAAGTGTTGGGTATGGGGCCGCAGCGCGAAGCGGCGGGTCAGAAGGCGCCCGCAGGCTACCGCTTTACGCCGTCTGGCGATCTTGAGCCTATCCCTGGTGGGCCGGCTTCGCCTAGCCTAAACCCGAAAGACATCCAGAAACGCGAAGCGGCGTTCCCGCAGGCTACGCAGGCGGTCAGCGGTTTTGAAACCAAATCGGAACAGTTCATCAAAGAACTTGAGCGCTTGCGGGACGACCCTGGGCTTAACCAGATAACTGGCCCCATTTTTGGCCGCACACCTAGTGTGAGCCGCGAAGGCAGTCGGGCGCAAGCGCTGTACGACAAAATTTTTGCCAAGGGCGGCTTTCAAGCGCTGCAAGACATGCGCGAAGCATCCAAGACAGGCGGCGCGTTGGGCAACGTGTCAAACGAAGAGGGTCGTCGTCTTGAGAAATCTATCGTCGGTGGGCTTGACCGCACGCAAAATATTGCGGATGTTCAGCAAGGCATCAACGACCTGATTGACGAAATTCGCACATCAAAGTCGCGGGTGCGTGAGGCGTACGATACAACTTATGAGTACCGCGCACAGCGCGGCGCAAGTGGCAGCGCGCCTGCCGCAAAGCAGATGTCGCCCCAAGACAAACAAGCGTTAGACTGGGCAAACAGCAATCCGAAAGATCCTCGGGCAGCGCAAATCAAGGCACGTTTGGGAGTCCAATAATGGCTTTTGATCCGGATGCGTATTTGGCGCAAAAACCCGCTGCACCGCCAGCCGCGTTTGACCCTGACGCGTACTTGCAAGCCACAGCAGCAAACATTCCTGGCCCCCGCCGCACAGGAGCCCGCGCCGATCAGATTCCCGGCTACGGTGGCCCTGTGCCTGCTGCTACCGCGCCTGTCTCAACAGCGCCCGCGTCGCTCACTGAAAGACTGCTTGCGCCGTTAGAAACTGGCGTTGCGTTGACGACGGGCGCAATCACCGCGCCTGTTGTTGAAGGCGCTAAGATATTGGGCACCTTGACCAGCGGTCAATTTGGCACGCAAGCCGGCATTCGTGCTGGCGAAGCAACTGGCCGGCGCGTACAGCAGTTCTTCCGGCCGGCTCTTAGCCCTACGGCGCAGGCTCAGACTGAAGCAGTTGGCAACGCTTTGGCAGCTACTGGTCTGCAAGGCGTACCGCTAAACATGATGGGCGACATTGCTACGCTTGCGCGCCCGGCAGTCCAACAAGTTGCGCCAGTTGTTCAGGCGCCTATTCAAGCGCGGCAGCAGCGCGTTCAGCAACAGCGCGTTAAAGAAAGCGAATTAAACGCACCTCGCATTGACGCGGCCAAAGACGCTTTGGAGTTGGGGTTGGCTCTTGATCCGGCCATTTCTGCGCCCAGCGCCACCACGCGCCTTAAAACGGCGGCGGTCGGCTCTGTTGGACTGCAAGGCAACCTCTCTAAGATCAACTTGCCTCAAGTAGCAAAAGTCGCTCGTGAAGATTTGGGCCTGCCTGAAACAATTAAACTTGACGCCAAGGCTTTTGAGACCGCTCGCAGTCGCCCTGAAATTAGCGGTGCGTATGACAAAGTGCGGGCCATTCCTCGCGTAGTGGCAGATGACGCCGTGTTGAGTGAACTTGACGCATTGCGCGTTCCGGCTGCAATTGGCGATACCGGCCAAGCTGCCGCAGTCAATAGTTTTCTTGATGTAGTTAAGCAACAAATGCAGGCTGGCGCGAACGGCAAAGTTGCGCTGGACAGCATTCGCCAACTGCGACGCGACGCTCAGGCTATTTACAACCGGCAATCGGCAGGCGTTAACCCGCCGTCGCCGGCCGAGATAGCCAAGGCCGACGTGACGATGGGTGTGGCAAATGCAATTGAAAAAGCTATCGAAAACAGCATCACTGACCCTAAGTTGGTAACTGATTTCCGCAACGCCCGCACGGCGCTGGCGCGTACATACGATTACGAGCGCGCCACTAATCTGGCGACCGGCGTCGTAGACCCGCAAGCACTGGCGCGGTTGGCCGCTGAAGGCAAGCCGCTATCGGGCAAGTTGCAAAAACTGGCTAACGTAGCTGCTAACTTCCCTGAGGTCACGCAAGGCGGTGTCGTTCGCGAACCAACATGGCGCGAAAAGCTCACTCGCTCTAGCGCCGGCGGCACCGTAGGCGCGCTTGTTGGCTCGCCCTTTGGCCTGCCTGGCGCTATTGTTGGCGGCGGCGCAGGTGCTGCGGTTGGCAATGTGGCGTCCGGTGTAGCTGCGCGTCGCATGGCTTCGCCCGCATATCAGCGTGCTAACGCCTTGCCGCCCGACTATCGCCCTGTTCCAATGGACAACCAGAACAAACTTGCCCCTTGATCATGGACTACCAAATCCTCTTCAACATCGCCGTCGCCATCGCTGGGTTCTTCGGGGGCTGGACACTCAACCGCATCTACCAAGCCATCGATCGGCTCGACGCTGACGTGCGCCAGATGCCGACGCACTACGTCGCTCGTGACGACTACCGCGCCGACATGGCCGACATCAAGTTGATGCTGGGGCGCATCTTCGACAAGCTCGACAACAAGGTAGACAAATGATTGCAAAAGACAAACTGCTGCACCTAGGCATGGGCGTTGGCTCGACCATCGTCTTTGGCGCGGTCCACTTCCTATCTGTAGGCTGGGCCGTTGCCATCGGGGGCATCGTGTTCGGCATCTTCTACGAGTTCCAACAGTGGTATCGTAAAGAAGGTCAGCCTGACGTTTGGGACGCCATAGCGACCGCGCTGCCTGGCGTTGTTGCTGGCGTGGCTCTGGAACTGCTGAAGGTGTAAGTATGTCAGACCAAGACCTGAACCACGAACTCGCGCTTATCAAAGAGCAGGCCAAAGTTGAGCTGAGCAGACTGCAAGCGCAGAGCACCGCCAAAGAAGTTGCCGGTAAGGCGATTGGTGAAAGCGGCCTCTTCTACATCACGCTGATCATCGTGATCGGCGTCGGCTCCAGCGTAGTGCTGGAGAATGAGAAGATCGCCGCCGTTATGGGCCTGCTGGGCGCCGCTTTGACCGCGCTGATCAGTATGCTCAACGGCATCGCTGGCGCAAACACCAAACAAGAGAAGCCCGAGTTTGAGGTCATGAAGCAACTGATCGACAAGCTCGACCGCCTTGAGCAGCCCATGCGCGTTGACGTTGAAGGCGACAAAGTCACTGTTCGCAAGGGTGATGACGTTGTCACCACGAAGAAGGAGTGAGCATGGACTGGCTTAAACAGATCGCGCCCACCGTTGCCACCGCGCTAGGTGGCCCGCTAGCCGGCATGGCTGTGTCGGCTATCTCCAAAGCCATCGGCGTGGACGAGGACAAGGTCCAAGACATGATCTCCAGCAACAAGCTAAGTGCCGATCAAGTGGCGCAGCTAAAGTTGGCCGAGATTGAGCTTGCCAAGCAGGCGCAAGAACTTGGTCTGAACTTTGAAAAGCTGGCCGTGGAAGACCGCAAGTCTGCACGGGAGATGCAGGCCACGACCCGCTCGATGATGCCGCCAATTTTGGCCGGTGCAGTCACCATCGGGTTCTTTGGCATCGTGGTGATGATGTTCTTCAACCAAGTAGACAGCAACAACCCGGCGATCTTGATGATGCTGGGGTCGCTGGGCACCGCTTGGACGGGTATCATTGCCTACTACTTTGGCTCGTCTGCCGGCTCTCAAGCCAAAACAGAAATGATGGCGAAAAAATGAAACACAATTGGGAAGAAGCGCTCAAGCACATCCTCAAGTACGAGGGTGGTTACGTCAACCATCCTGCCGACCCTGGCGGCATGACTAACCTAGGAGTGACTAAACGTGTCTGGGAAGATTGGTCCAATGGTGCTGCCACCGAAGCCGACATGCGCTCGCTCACGCCTGATATGGTTGCGCCGCTGTATAAGAAGCGTTACTGGGATGTCGTTCGCGGTGATGAGCTTCCTTCTGGTGTTGATCTGTGCGTTGTTGATTGCGCCGTTAATGCTGGTCCTGGCCGGGCTGCTCAGTTCCTCCAGCAAGCCGTAGGCGTCCCAGTTGACGGGCAGATCGGCCCCAAGACGTTGGCCGCTGTAACGGCCATGCCCGCCGATGAACTCATCGAGAAGTTCTGCGATCTGCGAGAGGCTCACTACAAGAGCCTGTCCACCTTCGCCACCTTTGGCAAAGGCTGGATGCGCCGACTGGACTCGGTTGAGGCCGAATCCAAAACGCTAACGGCGTAACAAGTCCCGATAGGCGTTAATCGCCGTCTTCAGGTCTTGGCGCAGGTGCATGATCTCGTCCTGCTGCTCTTGCATCTTTGCGTAGGCGTCCTGCGCGAACTTTGCCAGCGTCGCTGGCTGCCAGCTTTGGAAGTCTGGCGCGTTCTTCTGTGAAAAATCAGTGCTCATTGTTGCGCTCGTGTGTTGCTTTGATACGCAGGTATCCCCGCCCGCCGACCTATGGTGCTGATCATGTTATCACTAAGGCCAAATGTTTTGGCGATCACAAAATGCTTTTCGCCAGTACGCATCATGTTCAGGATTTGCTCATTGCGTGCGTGCAGTTTTTGCTTTTTACGGATGCTTTTAATGTGCGGAAGAAGATACTTTTTTAGCGTCTCTTCTAGCCCGTCATCTATCTCATAGGTAAAAAACTTCAGCCCGCACTGGCCGCAACCGCGCCGCCGCCGCATAACTAGCGCGTCATGCTCTGTCCGAGAGTCCAAAACGGATGTCTTGCACCCACACTGCACGCACTTCACTTTGCCTCCGTTGCGCGGCGTAGGTACGACGTCAGACGCTTGATCTTAACGTCGTAGTACTTGCACATGGACTCAGCGTATTCGTGCGCTGACTGAGCCTCTAGCAGCTTGCGCTTGGCCTCTTCCAACTCTTTGAGCGCCAGCGTCTCGGCGCTTGGCGGCAAAAATACTTTGAAAATCTTGTTCATTTGATTGCTTCCTTCAGTAGTTCCACTCGTTCCCGCGCTGCGCGCAGCATGGTGTAGCGCTGGTGCAGGCGCTCCAAGAACGTCACGCGCTTGGCGCCTTGGCGTTCAATCTCAAGCAGCGCCAGCACCTCATCCTCGGTCAGCATGTTTAGCTTTTTGTTTAGCTCGCGCCAGTTCATCTTTCTTCTCCAGTTGTTCGAGTGATTTTTTTAGCCGCTCCATCAGGCGCTGCGCTTGGTTGTACTGCTTGACGGCGATGCGGAACTGCGCCTTCGTCGAGCGGATACGGTCTTTCAGGGTGTTCATTTCAGACTCTCCATTGCAATGTCACTGACCGCCTGCTTGCTGTGCAGCGCGGCCCATATCTTCTCATCGACCGTCTGGTTGGCGATCATGACGTAGCACCAGACGTCGTGGCGCTGCCCGGATCGGTGCAAGCGCCCGTTGGCCTGCTCGAACAGCTCAAGGCTCCAAGGCAGGCTGAGCCAAACGATGTGGTGGCCGCCGTGCTGGAGGTTGAGCCCGTGCCCGGCGGATCGCGGGTGCAGGCATAGAAGGCGTATTCGTCCGGCGTTCCAGTCATCAATGCTGTCAACCGTTCGGGCGTGAGGGAAGCGCCGCTGTAGTTCATTGAGTTCCTCGATGAAGTTGTAGAAAACGATAGTGTTGGCCTGCTGGTTCTCGGCCAGCAACTCCTCCAGCCGGTCGAACTTGTGGCTGCTGAACCAGACTGGCTCTGGCGTGTAGACGAAGCCAGCCGCCATCTGCGAGAGCTTTTGCGTCACTACGGCGGCGTTGATCGCCACCGCAGTCGCGTCCGGAAAGCGCGTCACGAAGTCCTTCTTCATGTCCTCGTACGGCTTGCGGTCGGGCAGGTCCATCCGCACCTCGACCGTGTGCAGCGGCGGCAGCTTGTCCTTGTACTCGCCTGGCTCCAGCACGAACGTCGCCGGCTTGATCCGGGCCATAACCTGCTCCAGCGCGCCGGGGCGCGGTTGCCAGTCGTTGTAGTCCTTGTTGACGAGGTAGAAGTACTGCTGCTGGAACGCGCCCTTGCTGCGGCCTAGTAGCTTCTGGTCGATGATCTTGCACTGCCCGAACACGTCCTCAAGGCCGTTGCTGGTAAAGCTGCCGGTCAGGCCCCAGCGGATCGGGCAGTCGAGCGCCTTGGCGAGCGCCTTGAACCGAGCGCCCGACGGATTCTTCAAGCGCGTCAGCTCATCGAACACAATGCCGTCGAAGGTGCTTAGGTCTTGCTCGGCCAGCCACTGGAGGTTGTCGTAGTTGGTGACAACAACATCTGCTGAACTATTAAGGGCTGTTTTACGGTGAGTTGGCGTTCCAGTAGCAACCGCGACCGTCAGTTTAGGCGCCCACTTGTAGGCTTCGGCAAACCAAACTGTTTGCGCTACGCGCAGCGGCGCCAGCACTAAGAACCGTGACGCATAGCCGTCTCGCATTATGTCTTGCATGGCCGTTAGCGTGATCGCCGTCTTGCCTGCGCCGACCGGCGCTAGGATCATGGCGCGGTCGTGCTCGTACAGGAAGTCAGCCGCCTGCTCTTGATAGGGTCGTAGGTTCATTTTTTACCGACTCAATAAATCGTTTCAGCGCCTCGGCGTCAAACACATACTTCTCAACAAACTTGTGATAGTCCGGGTATGCGGCGCGGGTTTCGATGTTGCCGCCAGCCTCAAGCACTGCGCTCCTTAATCCACTCATTGACATGTTCTTTACTCCATAGACAAACGTAGTTCTGGCGCAGCCGCGCCATGTCAGATTGAAAGATCTTCTGTAGCTCGGACAGCCGACCGCCCGACGCCTTCAACTCGACGAACCATGTCTGGCCGTCGGGCAGACAGACGACGCGGTCGGCCACGCCTCGATGCGCCGGGCTGGTGAACTTGTACGCTACGCCGCCAAAAGCTTTGACCTTGGCGACGAAGTGCTTCTCGATGGTTGACTCTCTCATTTTCTGTTGGGGCACTTTCTGCCTTGGTCACAGTCGTGGTTGCATGGCGGGCAAGCGAACTGAGGCCAGTCGTCGAACAGTGGCATGGGATCTTGTTCCCTTGCCGCTGCAATGGCGGCTCTAGCTTCACCCAAGCCGCGAACATCATCAGACGACGTTGGGCCAAAATTGTCCACCATGACAATGAGAGCGCCCAGCAGTTGCGCGTTTACTGCCTCCAGGCGGCGCAGTTCGGCAGCGGCTTTGCCGACATCGGCATTGATGCCGCGATATCCAAGCAGCGCGTCCAATGCCGCAGCCAGCCGCTGGGCTTCGGTTTGTTCAGTCATGATTGGTCTCCAAAACAAATGGCCCCTGCCACTCACCTATTTCAGTCACAACTCCGTGCCTGTCTCTTTTTACGACGCGGCTTTGATAGCCGTCAGGGACATCCCGGCGTTCAAGCTCGACAGTCCCCAAAAGGTCTTTGATATTGATTAGCTCATCCATGATTGCTCCTTAATTGGCGGCTGGCCGGGGCGGTCAAGCGGGTTAGGAAAGGGCGGGAACGGCCAAGTCATGCGATCACCTCTTGCAGTGCAGCAATCAGTTCTTGCGCCTGCTTTTTGGTCAGCACAGTGCTGGCGCGGCCGCGCTCAATGCTGATGGTTAGCCACACGGCGTCTCCGTGCTCGTCTACCAAAATAGCTTCGGCGGGCAGTGTGCGGATGTAGTGTTCCATAGTGGACTCCAGTTGATTGATTGGGCCGCCATCATAGCGGGTCAAAAACTTTTGTGCAACTACTTTTTTTCGTGCTATGATGACGGCTCAACAACTACAGGAGAGTTCAGTGCAACACTCAAATATAGTCGGCGGTAGCACCGCCAAGCGCGTCATCTCGTGCCCTGGCTCTGTGAAGCTGGTGCAGAAGATGCCCCCGCAGCCGTCCAGCGTCCACGCTGATCGCGGCACCATGCTGCATGACGTCATTAGCCGCATCTTGCTCGACCAAGGAGTCGTCATCGGCCAGTACAAGCACAAGGATCAACTACTGACACAGGAGCTATACGATGAGAAGATTACGCCTGCCCTGGACGCGCTCGACGAGATCGATCCCAACGGTAACCTGGTATACGAGGTGGAGACACGCGTTGGTTTCGGCGATCTTCTGCCTGGAGTGTTTGGTAGCACTGATCTTGTTGGGCGCATTGGCAATCGTGCTCTTGTATTGGATTGGAAATTTGGCGACGGCGTGGTGGTGGATGCTGTTGATAATGCTCAGTTAATGTTCTACGCCGCAGCGGCCATGCGTACCGAGGAGTTGCAGTGGGCGTTTGACGGCGCTGACGAGATTGAGTGCGTCATCGTGCAGCCGCCTGTCGTGCGGCGCTGGGTGACGAACGTGGGCCGCATCAAGCAGTTCGAGCATGAGCTGGTGTCTGCGGTCAAGACCGCGCTGCAAGACGACGCGCCTCTGGCGCAGGGCGACCACTGCCGCTGGTGCGCGGCCAAGCCGATCTGCCCGCAGATGACCGGCGCTGTGGACCGCGCGATCAAGCAGCAGGTCATCAACATGGACGTTGACACACTGGCTAAGTATCTGCATACTGCCGACCTCCTTGAAGACTGGATCAAAGATTTGCGCGCGCTTGCTTTTGGGCTGCTTGAGAAGGGCGCTGATGTGCCTGGCTACAAGATAGTCCAGAAGCAAGCGCGGCGGCAATGGACCGACGAGCTGGCCGCCATCAAATGGCTGGACAGCCAAGGTGTCAACCCTTTTAAAGGTGAGACTATTTCTCCAGCACAAGCGGAGAAAGAGCTCAAAAAGAGCAAGGTGGCGCTGCCCGACTTACTTGTCGTGGCAGTGTCGTCGGGCACGACGCTCGCCCCGGTGGATGATCCCCGGCCAGCGGTGCAGTCGTTCATCGGGCTGTCAAAGGCCCTTTCTAAACTCTGAAAGAAA